TTGGGTCACAGCTCAGACGATTTACACCGTTAGAGTGCGAGCGTTTGCAGTCGCTACCTGATGATTGGACGCGCTGGTTTGCAGACGGATCAGAGGTTCCTGACACACACAGGTACGAGCGCTGTGGTCGTGCTGTTACGGTCAACGTCATATACGAAATTGCCAAGAGGTTACCAGCATGATTGACATCAAAAAGGTTTTGCTCCAAAGCGCTGGTACACCGTCCAATGAAGCCGCTGTTTTGCTGAGTGCAGGGGTAGACTCATCCAGCGTTCTTTTTGCGTTGTTAGAGGCTGGTAAGCGCGTTACAGCGTATTCTTTTTGCTTGGACGACAGAACGTCAACCGACGTGAAGTATGCGCAGATCACAGCTAAAGAGTTTGGCGTACCGTTTGTGCAGATACCGTTACCCACGAGCATTGACGTGCTCAGGGAAGACTTGGTGGATCTGGTGCGGTTTGGGGCTAAAAAGAAGACGGACTTTGAGTGTGGTTGGCCAATGCTCTACGCATACAAAGCCATCCGCGAACGCGAGATCTTCTCTGGCATGGGTGCTGACGGACACTTCTGCATCAGCAAAAAAGGAATGATGCATTTCAAAAACAGGATCGATGAGTTCAGGGACACTTTGTTTTCTAACCCCTCCTATGGGCAGGAGCACATCCACAGTAAGCTCAGCATGGTCTACAAGAAGTGCTGGATTGCACCCTACATGACGCAGGAGATGATTGACGAGCTAAGGGGGTCTACGTGGGATGAGGTCAACCGCCCTCACCAGAAGCAACCCATCCTCGACGCATTCCCTGAGCAGTTCAAGCGCATACGGGTGTTTAAGCACACAAACTTTCAGAAGGGTGACTCAGGTATCTCTGAGCACTTTGAGAAGCTTTTAACCACGGACCTGAACGTGGGAAGGCACAAGTCAGTGGTTGGGATCTACAACTACTTGGTCAAAAACTTAGCGAAAGAAAAAGATGAGCTCTTGGACATTTGAAACCCCTGAGATTGCCAGCACGTTTGACTCTCACGTTCGTGAGCAATTACCGTGGTACGACATGACCACAGACGCTGTGTGCTATATCGTGCGCAACTACCTGACCGAAGGCGGCATTGTGGTGGACGTAGGGTCGTCTACTGGGAACATGCTGAGCAAGCTGATGCCACTGCTGAATGAGCGCTTAGCGCAAGCGGTTGCCATCGAAAAAAGCCGCAACATGTGCGAAGTCCTGCAAGAGCGCCTGAAGTACCACAACAACGTCGCCGTGGTTCATGGTGACATCAGAGAGTGCGACATCCCAGAGGCGCAAGTCTTTATCGTGTTCTTAACCATGATGTTTATTCCTGTGCACGAGCGTCAGTTGGTTTTAGAAGACCTCAGAGCGCGTTGTGTCAAAGGTGGGGTGATAGTGGTGGTGGACAAGATCTGTGACCATGGCGGGTATTTTGCGACCGTCCTGAAGCGCCTTACGATGCAGTTCAAGCTTCAGCAGGGAGCCAAGCCAGAAGACGTGCTCCATAAGGAGATGAGTTTGGCAGGGGTGCAGATCCCTATCGACCCATCCATCTTGGGGGAGGATGCCAAGCAATTCTTCCGCATGGGTGAGTTTGCAGGCTGGGTAATTGAATGTTAGGGAAAGTCCCTATATCTGATCCGTTTTAATTTCATGTTAAGATGCATCCACGCCAATCGGGCGTTTACTTGAAAGACCAAAATGAACTTTTTCAAAACACAACAGAACCCACACGCTCCAGTCCACATCATCGTTGTGGAGATCAGCGACAAGACTCAGCACACAGACGGCTGGGTATCACGCAATGACTTCAAGACCTTTGAGCAAGCTGAAGAGGTGGCAGAAGCCGCTAGTCGCTTCGAGGGCGTTGACTACATTGCTACGGACGCTGGCGCATATTGCTCACCACGTTACGACGTGATCAAGGCTCCTCAGCACTTGGCTCCAGTCTCCTATTGCTTCAATGGTGACTACTACCCTTGCGGTCACATCAAGACCATCAGCAAGACCATGAAGAAAATCACCACCACCACAGGCAAGACCTTCTACCGTCGTAAAAACACAGGTTGCTGGTTGGCTAACGGCACATGGTCAATGGTCGAAGGTCATATTGAAGCTCGTAACCCAATGTTCTGAAAAAAATAGGGGGTAGGGAAAGTCCCTACTCCTAATTCATTTTAATTTGGTGTTACAATCCATTCACGCCAACAAGGCGGTTACTTGAAGGAATCAAAATGAACGGTCATGAAGTTATCAGCAAGCAGTACATCAACCTCAGCGGTAAGCAGTACAACGTAATTGTTCGCGCTAGTGGTTCTATCGACATCAGCACATCATGGGAAATTCCACACCCAGCCGATGCTGGCTCTTGCCACCCCCGCATGGTTCACCGCTATGCATCTATCAGCCAATCTGGTCGCCTCGGCAAAAAGATTGTGTCCATGCTTCAGCCTGCAACTGTTTAAGGAGCCGTCATGAAACTTATCAGCATTGATCAAGCCTGCGGTCACACAACCGTTGTTGTCGAAAAAAACAATGTTCAGTATTGCGTGTTTGTTGACAGCTACGGCACTACTAAAAATGAAGTTTACGAAAACTCAAACTTCCGCAAAATACGCAAAAACTCAAAGCTACACAACGATTTGTTTAGTTTTGCTGAGAGCCAGTTAGTTGCAACCGTTTAAGGAACCATCATGACAAACGAAATCGAAACATCATTCAACACAGAGGCAGAAGTCCGCATCAGTGCCGACCAGTACGAGGGGGGCGTCTGGCTCTCTTTGCAAGGTCGCCGCTCGATGATGAGCGTCCCAATGACCCGTGCCGAGGCTGAGCAACTGCTGGTCAACCTGCAACTCGTGCTTGCTCAAGAGGTGCCAGCATGAGCGAGACCAACATGAGCCCATACATCAAAGGATTCAACGCAGGTGTGGACTGCGTTTTGACCGAAATCGAGCGCCTTGAGAAAACAGGCTCTATAAACCTCGATCAGCTCCTCAAGCACCTTGACCCTCAACGAGACCAGAAAACGGCTCAAAAGCCCGATAAAGGGGCTTCATGACCATGGCTGTGATCAAGAGCGTACGTGTTGCGCTCCGCGGAATACCTGATGGCATGACCTTAGAGGAGCTGTCAGACTTGTTGAGCAGACCAAAGACCAACGTCAGGAAGGTGTTGAAGAACATGCCAGACGTGTACATTGACAGGTGGGAAGTGGCACCAAGAGGGCAATACAAAGCCGTGTGGTGTGCCGTTATCCCCCCAAATGATTGTCCAAGACCTAAAGGAATGAGCAATGAACGCGATTGAATGCTCTGTGTGTAGAGTTGACTTTACGAATGACGAGGGTGGAGCTGAAGGGTTGATTGGGATGATCCCTGCTAACTTCTGCCCAACTTGTTTGGCTGGTGTTTACGACATGGTAGAGCAAAGCACTGACAAACCTGAATGGGAAAGCCTTACTGACGAGGAGATTCAGAAAGCTTTAGGTGTAACTGCTGAGAGCTCCAACTGGAACATGATCATGGCGCTCGAGTGGGCAAGGAAAATAGAAGCCGCAATACTGGAGAAAAACAATGGATGATGATATTCAAGACTACGTGCGCCCTTGGAAGGGGCTGACAGAGGATGAGGTGTTTGCTCTTAGCAACACAATGCCGTATGCGGATCGTTTTGAATTTGCCAAAGCCATTGAAGCCAAACTCAAGGAGAAGAACACATGAGCGAAGCAGAACTAAACATTTGGGAGAGGGCGCTAGGCTGGCGCAAAAGGCAGATGATTGAACGCCAGCTCGACCCCATCACAAACAAGATCAGGAACGACACACTCGAAGAAGTGGCGCTTGAGTTCGATAAGATGCGCAATGGTGGGGATACCACGGCAAGCTTCGCCGCCTACGTACGAGGACTCAAGAAATGACCAGAAAAGTAGCGATAGTCAGCCCGTCCTATGATGGCAAGATCGTATGTGACCACGCTATTGCACTGGTGACCATCTTCCAAAGAGCCGCCAAGGAGCGCCCTGACCTACAGCTCAGCCTAAGCTACTGGATGGGTGAAGCTCTCCTACAAAAAGCCCGAAACAACCTGTTCTGCGACGCCTACGACAGTGGGGTAGACGACATTGTGTTCTTGGACGTGGATCAAGCGTTTGATGCGCAGGCGTTCTTTGATGTGCTCGACCATCCTGTAGACGTGGTGGGGATCACCGCAAGGATGAAGACAGACGACGAGCGCTATACACACCGCCCAGAAGACCCTAAACAGCACCGCTGGGATCAAGATCTCAGGCTACTAGAGGTAGAGTACCTAGCCACAGGATTTTTGCGCCTAAGCAGGAAAGCCATGAAAGCGTTGTACGACGTGTCAACCCCGTACAACGACGGGAAGATCCGTAGGCTTATCTGTGACGTGCAGATTATTGACGGTGGGATGATCTCAGAGGACATCCAGATCGGTAAGAAGCTCAAGGAGGCTGGGTTCAAAAGCTACTTGGACATACGTCACACATGCGATCACTTTGGGGTTAAGAAGTACTCAGGCGACTACCAGTACAAGTACGCTGAGACAATGCTTGCTGACCTGATGGAGAAGGGCAAATGACAGAGGAGATCTGGGCACCAGAGTGGATTGCTGAGAACCCTGAGCTGGCAAACAAGGCTATCACAGAGCTTCAGCTCAAGGTGCAGGAGCTCGAGTCAAAGCTCAAACACGCCACAGTAAAAGCCGCAAACCTTGAGAAACAAAACAAAGAATTCAAGCTAACCATCAAGGACATGGATAGAAGGATCATGAGGGGATTGAAGGACTGATTGCATACAAACACAAAGATCCGTTAAACTTTGCGTTAAAGGAGTTCAGTGATGGCAAAGAAACCAAAAGATCTTTCCAGCG